GCTCGCGCTGCTCGGACTGCTCGGGCGTTAATGCCGAACTGAAAGCGCCGATAGTGCCGCGTATCGAAAAGATTCACCAGGCCGTATATGCCGCAGCATCTGCACCCAATGCCTTGGATATGTCCACATGGCACACATGCGAAACGACACATTGCCGCGCAGGCTGGGTTGTAGCTCTGGCTGGTGAAGCTGGCAAGGCTCTGGAGAAATTCCACGATACGCCTCTGGCAGCAATGCTGATATACCGAGAAAGCGGCTACCAGATCAACCCAGGCCACTTTTACTTGAGCAATGAACTGGCAATGGAAGACATGAAGCGCTTGGCAGAGAAGGAGGCTTCCGGTGATTAAGCGCATCCCCACCAAGCGCCGCAACACCAGCGCAATAGTGTTTGTACTGATCGCCTCTGCTATGGTGCTGGGGTGGTTGGTGAGTCGAGTTTAAGGAGAGAGCATGAAGCACACCAAAAGCCCATGGCATGCACAGATCGATGAAACTGCAACAGTGCGCGATAAGGATGGCCAGCTAGCGATTTTCACTCACATGAAAACGCGCTCTGGCGGCCGGCGTGATGCAGGAGAGGTGGCCGCAAATTGTCGACTTGCAGCGGCGGCGCCGGATATTCTAGAAGCACTGCACGAGGGGCGTCGCGCCATTGGTAGTCATGTGGCTCCGAACGACTGCTACGCGACTGGGCCAATGACGGGCGATCCTTTCCGTGATTTGGTTCAGTGCCCGGCGTGCTCGTTCATTACGATGTACGATGCTGCCATCGCCAAAGCAACCAAAGGATAAGGAGAGGATATGGACGAGAAAGAGAAAGCTGAGTTCGAGGCGTGGGCAAAACTGTCAGAATATGAAAAAAAAGGTACTCATCATGACGTTGTTGGCTGGTATTACTTCGATGACGACGTGCAGAGCCAATGGCAAGCATGGCAAGCAGGCCGTCAGGCCCTATCTGCGGATAGGGCGCGATACATCGACGCAGCTATGAAAGCAACAGAAGCAAAGAAGTAACACCATCTAACGAAGTAACCACAAGGAGAAGAAATTGATTGAAGAACTGAAAGAGCTTGTACAAGTAGTGAACTCATTGCCGCAGCTTGCACTATGGGTTGCCATTGGCTTTTGGGCCTACAAGGTAATCATCATCGGGAGCGTGTACGGGGTGATTCGTCTGGCAATCCAGAAGGCACATAGTGTGCTGACCAAGGAAAAGGTTGTTGTCACACAGGTGCGCTTCAAGGACTTGACCATCATCAACGAAGATGCACTCAAAGCCCTACTGGTGCGAGTTATCAATCGTCCTGGCAAATCCTATCCTGATGCTGGGTGGTTCTACTCTTCTGATCACGAATGGCTGCTAGCTGCTGTTGACGAAAAGATCGAACGGGAAGCAAAGAAGTAACTAAATGCTTGCAGGAATAGCTGCATCTGATACAGAATGTAGCTCTACCTTGGCCGGTAGGAAAATACACGGAAGCTTCACATGCTATCTGGCGGGTTCGTGACCCGTTCGGCCAACCCGAGAAATCGGGAGATAGCAGGTGAAGCTTTTTTTATGGATGAATGAAATGCAATTGATGACAGCAAACCAGCAGTACACCATGACCAGCCTTGAAATGGTTGAATTTATCAATGCGGATCGCGCCGAACGGCGGGCCTCAAGCCATGAGGCGGCAGCAGATCGCTTAAATGCCGATCTTCGGCACGCTGACTTTTTGATCAAATGCACGGAAGTGCTTGGAGGGGGTGTGCGGGAGTTCGCGGACACCTATGTTCACCCGCAGAATGGTCAGACTTACCCTATGTACCGCTTCCCAAAACGAGAAGCTTGTCTAATGGCAATGAGCTATAGCTACGAATTGCAGGCAAAAGTGTTTGACCGCATGACGGAGTTGGAAGCCAAACAGCCGGCGCCACGCGAACTGACCCGCATGGAACTGCTCCAAATCGCCATGGATGCCGAGAAAGAAAAGCTGGAAGCGCTCGCCCTGGCAAACCATGCCATCGCCACTAAGGCCGAAATCGGCCACCGACGCGAAGCTACCGCGATGAACACGGCCAGCCAGGCAGTCAAGAAAGCAAACGCGCTGGAAATCGAACTCGACAAGTCGAAGCAGTACTCGTCCATCAAGCGCATGGAAATGCTGCACCACGGCGTAAAGTTCGACTGGCGCAAGCTGAAAAGCACCGGCATGGAAATGGGCATCGATACCATTGATATCTTCGATGCCAACTATGGCACCGTGAAGGCTTATCATGCTGACGTGTGGAAAGAGACTTACGCGCTGGATATCGCATAAGAGGACGCCATGACACTGAACGAGCTAGAGCAAGTAAAGAAAGACCTCACCCAGGGCGTACTGGTGAGCAAGCAGACATGGAATCAGGTGCTTGAGTGGGCTACCGAATTGACCAGGCACCACGAAGCAGCCACGCAAGAACAGAAGCAACCGTAGTACAATTTAGTTCCACCTCTAACGCTGCCAGAGTCGCAGCAGAAAGGCATCAAATGAGCAACGCTCTCGTAGTACAGCAAGTCAACCAGCTGGCCGAACTCTTCGGCATTCCAGAATCCAACGACCTGACAACGGTATTGAAGGCAACAGCTTTCAAGGGCCAGGTGTCTGACGCACAAATGTCGGCCCTGCTGATCGTCGCCAGTCAGTACAAGCTGAATCCATGGACGAAGGAGATTTACGCCTTCCCCGACAAGAACAACGGAATTGTTCCAGTGGTTGGGGTGGATGGATGGTCACGCATCATAAACACGCACCCGCAGTTCGATGGCATGGACTTCCAGCAGGACGATGAATCCTGTACCTGCATCATCTACCGCAAAGACCGCACGCATCCGGTTAAAACCACCGAGTACATGAGCGAGTGCAAGCGCCCAACTCAGCCATGGCAGAGCCACCCTAAACGCATGTTGCGTCATAAGGCGCTGATTCAGTGCGCGCGCCTGGCATTCGGCTATGTTGGCATCTTCGATTTGGACGAAGCCGAACGTATCGTGGAAGTGAATCCTGCGCCAGCACGTACAACGCGCCGCACGCCAGCCGATATTGCGGAAGCGACTACTGTTGAGTTCACGGAAGCCGATGCTGATATCTTGACCATGCTGCAAGAAGTCGCTGATGGCGGCGGCCTGGCCGACTTGGAAACAGCATGGAGTGCCATCACCGAAGAACAGCGCAATGCACTGGTGCCATACATGCGCGACCTGAAAACCCGCGCCCAAGCTGCTGACAGCAAAAAGCAGGGGGGCAACGATGCTTGAGCGTATGTCGAATCAAGGCGGCATGGACTGGCTGAAAGAACGCGCTGGCCATGCAACCGCCTCTCGCTTCTGCGATATCCTGGCAGTCTCCAAAAAGGATGGCAAGCCACTCAAGGCGCGCGAAGATTATCTTATGGAATTGGTAGTCGAGCGCATCACCGGGGAGCCGATCCAATCGGCCAGCAGCTATGCCATGCAATGGGGTACTGATGCAGAGCCATACGCCAGGGCAGCATACGAACGTGCTACCGGCTCGCTGGTGCGCGAAGTCGGATTTGCTAAACACAAGAAATATCCTTGGGTTGGTGCTTCGTCTGATGGCCTCGTGGGCGCTTCTGGCGGGGTCGAAATTAAAAGTCCCTTCAATAGCGCCATTCATCTTGCAACATGGGCCGATGGTATGCCGGAGCATCACGCTCCGCAGGTATTCGGTCAAATGTGGATTCTTGGGCTGGAGTGGATTGACTTTTGCTCTTACGATCCGCGCATGCTTGGGGATGGCCAGCACTTGCAGCTTTACCGTCAGCGCATCATGCGGGATCAGACCTACATCGATGAACTAGAAAAACGAGTGCTCGAATTCCTTGTGGAAGTCGAAAGCAAGGTGCAACTTTTCATGGGGATGAGGAAATAATGGCTTCCGTAAATCGTGTAATTATTGTTGGAAATTTAGGGCGCGATCCTGAATTGAGGTTTTTAGCATCAGGCGATGCTGTAGCGAACATCGCTGTAGCAACGTCCTATAAGCCAAAGGATAAGCCAGAGATTACGGAGTGGCACCGCATCTCTTTCTTCGGGCGCCTGGCTGAGATTGTCGGTCAATACCTAAAGAAAGGCAGTAGCGTGTACGTCGAAGGCCGCTTGCAAACTCGAAAATACACCGACAAGGATGGCATCGAGAAATACGCTACCGACATCATCGCGGAAAACATGCAGATGCTCAGCGGGCGCCAGGAAGAGGCGCAGCCGGCGCGGCAAGAGCAGCAGCAACAGCCTGCAACAAGACCGGCGCCAACCTTCTCGGATATGGACCCAGATATCCCATACTAGCAATCATGCCACTCGACCCCGCCCGCATCATCTTCGCTGCCAGTCGCCGGCCAATGGCGTTGCTAGACGAGGATGACGATCCCTGCCATGGTTGCATCTTCATGCGAGAGCGCAGCGAGGT